GATGAACCTGAACCAGTGGTCAATGCGGTGTTCACGACGAAACCGAGAGCATTACCGACCTGCTCAGCGAAGAATGGCTCTAACGCGATGCCAGAGTCAGTGAGCAATTCACGGCTGACTTGGAAAAGCGTTCCAAACTTGAATGCTTCCAAATCGACCATAGTGGTAAATGTCGGGTCGCTTTCCGCAAAGACTGCTGCCTCAGCGGTGAGCGTGCCCACTGAGTAAGTCGAGAGATTCGGAATCTGAATCTTTTCGCCACGCTCAGTGTTCAAGACGGTCACGATGTTCGGGTCAAGCATCGGGCCGACTTCACGGGCACGAAGCAAGATTTGGTCGAACAGAGTGACGTCAAGTGGAGTGCCAGTGCTGCTCTTGGCAATGTCGCGTTTCTCAATCGTGTAAGAACGCACTTCGCCACGAACGAGCTTGCGAAGCATGTCGCTGTCGCCAGACTCCGGCACTTCAATGTCACGAACCTGTGACTCAACGCCTTTCATGGCTTCGGCAGCACGTGCCTCACGTTCCATGTCAGCGGTGATTCGAGCGATTACGGCAGCACGCTCATCAATGTCAGCGGTGATGCGTCCGTAAGTCTCATTTTCTTCGGCAGTTAGGTCGCGATTTTCGCTAGCAGCACGGTCAAGCAATTCTTTTGCCTGTTCCCATGCCTTAGCACGCTCTTCTGCCTGCTTTTTCAAGTAGTCCATTTGGCTACCTTTCATTTCGTTGCGCAGGGGATATGGGGATTTTCTCGACGCGGCTCCGCGCACGAATAGGTCAGCGGCTCCGCTTACACCTGCGATGATGCTAGAACGTTCAGAGCGTTTTGGCTAGCAGTTCCAAGTGTTTGCGCTTGACGTCAAGTGAATTGACTACTTCGGCAGGCGTTGCCCTTAGTTTGGTCACGACTTCTGAAAGTAAATCAGCCTTCGCATCGTCCAATTCTTTGCCGTTTTCAAGCAACGTTATGGCTTCTGCCAGTTCGTCTGGATTCGTGTTGGTTCGCTCAGCAAGAATCTCGAACGAACGCACCTGCGCCGTTGTGTCTTTGTAGGCTGGAAAGCCGGTCACCACAGAGACTTCGTGCAGTCTGACCTGATTGAGTGTCCGAGTCATGCCGTCATCAGACCAAGAATCGCCGCCCTTCGGCACGCTGAACCCAAAGCTCATAGAGTCCACGTCACCGCGACGCATCAAGACACTCAAATCACGACCTGCCGAAGTATCTGGCAAATCTGCATCGACCAGCAAACCGCGTTCGTCTTCATTCAAACGAAGCGTCTTGGCACGACTCGATGCCAGCACTATGTCTGAATTGTGATTTAGAAACATGCGAATCGCATTGCGGCTTTTGAGACTCTTGGTGAAAGCACCCGGCCTGATTATCTCGCGAAAACCCATGTCTTCGCTTATTGAGTTGAACACTGCTGCATAGCCACGAAATGACATGAAGTCAGAATCTTCTTCAGTCTTTCGCATCTCAATATCTGCCAACGTGACTTCGCGCTGCTCAATCTTCGGTGTCATAGACTCCCCCACTTCCTGCCTGAACATATTAGCGATGAATGCTGGATTTGCTACACGCTCTGCCTTTATCTGGTCAGCCTTACGCTCGAACCAGTTTCTTGCTGGCATCGGATTCAATGGGTCGATTCCCCAAAGATAATGAGCCACAGCACCAGCACCGGGGAAACCTTCATCATCTGCGTTCGAGTTTCTTGGTGCGTCCAAATCTGGTGCATGCCTTGCGCCCCACGCATTAGCCCTGATGATTTTGTCTTCGGTCACTTCGCCACGCACTAAAGCTCTTGCCTCTCTGACAGTTGCCGCTACCAGTCCATCACCTGCAAGACCTTCGGCGTAATACTCCAACCCCTTCGACGCGGCATCACGAATGTATCGGGGTGGAGATAGGTCTTCGGCAGACAGTTGGCGAGTCGATTTGGGGTGAGCCTGTGGCAATAGGTCAAAATCGGTGATGTAGTTCGGATTCTCTGGCCTGCCATTGCGAAGTAGATACAGAAATGCATTGACCCTTGCCATTGCCCATGCGCCGCGAGTGATACCGGGTCTATGACTTTGTGAATAAGCACCTGCCCCACGTCGATAGACGGCCAGAAGCTGACCGAGTGTGGTTCTAGTCCATGACGGTTTGTCTTGGCGTTCCATGTCTTCATTGTGTTCACTGACTTTATTTCGAAGAGCCGTGCGTGTAGATTCACTAACTTCAATGTCACCACCTGCACCTGATGCACTGCCGGGTTCATTTTTTTCGCTACCGATGATTTGGTCTTTCTTTGGTGCAGGGGTCGATGATTCTGTCTGTCTAGATTCTTCGTGGTGTGGTTGCCATGCATTGCAATAGAAATGACCGTGAACGTAAGCGTGCCATTTCTGACACCATGCACGTTCACCTTGCACGTCGCTTTCGTTGTAGAAATAGCAATTTCCGCACGCTCGACCATCTGGCACGTCTGGTGACAGTGCTGGGCGATAGTTATCCGGCAAGGCACGCAAGTATCCCTTCGGTTTCTTCATCTTCAATCTCTCGCCGCCCGGTTCCATGCCTTCAGCGATACTGACGGCGACCATCTGGTCAATCGCTGCCTGCTTAGTGTCATGGCAACCGATTACTTCACCGTCTTCTTTGATTGTCGCCCAGCCTGAACATTCTGGCGATTCATCGGTGATGAAGTAGGGCATCACTCCACCTCATAAGCTGCTGACGGATTCACTGGGTCGAGTTGCGCGATATTCTGCAACTGCACTGACGGGACGCCAGTGTGTTCGATTGCTGGCAAACCGACGGCAGCCAAGACTTCCGATGGATTGAAGCCAGAGACAATGAGTCGATTCGCGATTGTGGCGCGTTTGTCCATGTCCACCAGATTCGCACCATCAATGTTGATGTTCGCTAACGGCACGCGATAGTTATCGCCACCATCAGCAGGTCTTAGGTCTTCGAGCCTTCGCACGTCATTGATGCTTAGAAACCCTGATTGGAGTCCAGTTGAATAAGCCGAATACCGTGTCTGAATATCACCACGCAAGAGCCCATCAACATTGAAGCGCAAGAATGTATCGGCAGGCAGTAGGCGTGTAAACGCGCTTTCGATTTTGTCCAGATACGGCCTGATTGTGTAGGTGACGAATTGGATTGCGTTCGATTCGACTGACGCATATGACATTGCGCCGGGTTTGGCGACTTGCAGCATATGCAGCGGCACACGAAATACTCTGGCTATTTCTTCGACGGCAAACTCTCTGCTTTCGAGCATCTGCGCTTCGTTCGGGTCTACGCCAGTCTTCTGAAACTTCGCACCACCTGAAAGCACGCCGGGTCTGTGTGACTTCTTCAAGCCACGATGTGCAAGCTCGTAGGCATCGACCAAAGACTTGGCCTGCTCTTGGTTCAACTGACCCGGAAACTCAATCAATCCGCTGGTGGTCGAACCTTGCCCAAAGAATCTGGCGGCAAACTCCTGCAAAGCCGCTGCCAGTCCGAGTGATTCTTTGATTTGGTCGATGCGTGAGATTCCCCGAAGATGACCCGGCAATTTCATCTCTGTAATGTGAACCATTTCGTCACGCGGAATGAGCGACTTCACTTTCTCGCCTGAGTAATAGAACGTCACTTGGCGATTCGCACCAACCATTTCAATTTGCACTTTGGTCGGGTCAAGCACGGTCAAGCCGATGATTCCCTGACCATCTCTGAACACACGCACAAATGCGTTGCCGTCCAGAAGTAGTGAAGCCATAAGTTGCTGGTAAAACTCAGAGCGAGTGACCGCAACTTCGATGTCTGGTGAATCAATCCAAGTCGGTTTAGGTCGCAGTGGTATTCGGTTGCCTTGAACGCGCCTGAAAGCATCAACTGGCAGCGTTGAAACCGTGTCGGCGATTAGACGAACGCATGCGTAAACGGTGGTGATTTCCAGAGACTTGCGCTGGGTGATGTTCGTGCCGGCGTCAGTGGTGAATGAGAAAGAATCCCCAGCACCCCAGATAGATTGGAATGAGACGGCGCGTTGCTCACCCTGTCCGAATAGTCTCGCCAACATCACTTGCCGTCTTTCTCAATCAGAATCCCCATAACACACAGTAAGCCGCCGAACATGGCAACCCCTAACGGCAGCGAAAACCAGAAGATGCCAGCAGTGAAGATGGTCAGTCCAGCGATTTGAACGATTGTCGAGATTCTCATGTCACTCCTAAACCGAGAAAAATGCAGGCACGATGGTTTCGGTCTGCTGCTGAGTCATCGTCGCCCTATCGAAAGCGATGATTGCAGCCACAGCGGCGTCAATCTTACGCGAAGATTGTTTGTGTTCCTTGACCACTCGCGGGCCAAGCCTGTCCGAACGCACGACACAGTTATTCATGTGCCGCACCAATGTCGGTGAACCGTCATGCGTCAAGGTCGAATCCATGACCGCATCACGAAACTTGGCACAAGCTCTAACCATTCTGGCTGCGCTGGTCGATGGATATTCCACTACTGGTAAGCCTTCGTCTGCTAGAACCTGCATCGAACGCTGCCAGCGATAGGGGTCACAGACCACTTCACGAACGCTAAATCTCTTGCAGGTGTCGATGATTGTCTGTTCAACTTCGCCGATGTCCACGCGCCAGTCTTCACGGTCAGTCAGTTGCCGTTCCCATGCTTTGATTAGAAACAGATGCGGTTTGGCTTCTGTGGTGCAACCGACGATGACCGATGCATCGCCAGAAAACGAACCATCGAAGCCAATGACAATCTCTGTCATCTCTGGTGGCTCTTTTTCTTCCGTAGCGCATGATTCGAATGACCCAGTAGGCAGCCAAATCTGACGGCTGCTCACCCATTGATTGATTCGCTTGGTACGAAACTCAGCTTCTGGCGTGCGGCGAATAGATGACTCAAAGTCTTCTGGGTCATTCAAATCACCGAATCCGGGATTGGCTGCCTGCCAAGTTATCGGTTCATGAAAATCTGCATCTAATGGTGCGTGCCACCATGCCATGAAGAATGTGGGGTCATCGACTTCGTTGATGGCGACCCTTTGACCGTATTGCCACAATCGGAAGCAAGTTGATTCGAGACCTGTCTGGTCATATCTCACCCCTGCTGTGGTAATACCTAGTAACAATGGCTCACGCCTTGCTGCTGAACCGAGTTGCATCACATTGAATAGTTCGTCATTCGGTGCGGCATGTAGTTCGTCATAGACCACCAGAGTCGGTGACAGACCTTCTTTGGTGAACGCTTCGCTACTTAGAACCCGATATACGGATTTTGTGGCAGGTATTTCAATCGCATCTCGGTAAAGCTTCGCCTGCTCCAACAGCTCTAGGTTGGATTCAATCATCTGCTTCGCTTGATTGAACACGATGCGTGCTTGGTCTTTGTCGGCTGCCGCTGAAAATACTTCACCACCATCGACGCCACAGAAAAGCGAATACAGAGCGATTCCCGAACCGATGGTCGATTTGCCATTCTTGCGTGCCATTCCGACCAGCGCGGTTCGATGCCTGAATCTGCCGTCTTCGCGTTTGGCGAATAGGTGAATCAGTAAATCTTTCTGCCAGTCACGAAGTTTTAGTGCCTGACCGACTCGACCTGCCACCGTGTCTTTGGTCTGAGACAGACATTCAATGAAGTCAGAGACAATCAATCCACTCGAACGCGCCAAATCTTCTGGCGGCACTGGGGTCAGAATCGCTGGCGGCCAGCCCCTATGCGTTGGCGCGTCTGGCACGGTCTTGAATCTCTTGCAGTCTGCTGCGTGCTTTCACTTCGGCGATGCCCAAACGTGAGCGTGAAGTCGGGTCGAACCCTAATGCCGCTAGCAGCATGATGATTTGTTTGGTCACGTCGCGCAAATCCCTACGCAAAGAATTGTCCGCCTTGACTGCCGCATTCAAATCGTCGGCTTCCATCAGCAGCCGCCTGAGTAGAAACAGAGTCGGTTCGTCGGTTGCTTTCAACCAGCCGATGCCTTCATTCATCACACGGTCAAAGACTTCAAGCAGTTGCGAATCTTCACCGAAAGCACCGTTTGCCACCGGCATATTGGCTGCCATGTCTGGTTGGTGTCGGTCATGTCTATAAGTGCCAAGCCGTTGCAGTTCGGCGACTGGCTTTGGTGGTCTGCCTTTTGTCATCGATTCATTTTCCCATAATCTATTTTTGACACCATATTTAAATCACTCGGAACGGCTGGGTCTTGTAACGCATGTTTCGCATTTGCAACCTACTCCGCACTAATGTTCCCCCCGGCTGCCCCCATCTGCATTTGGAATCGTCTGCGAATGTTGCAAGACCTATGTGCGGCCATTAATGGTGAATCAATCGCAGCAGGTATCACGTGGTCTGCTTGCATCGGGTCAAATGGTCGCGCTGGCTCGCCACATATCCAGCACACGCTGGCACTTTCCCTGACAGCTCTTGCTCTTGCTGCGTAGTTTCCGCCGTAATGTGGTCGCTTACGTCCGCGCCGATTGTCTGGTTTCTTTTCTTTGACAATCTCGCACGACTTACAGCGGCTAGATGGTTTGACTACTAGAACACCACAACCCAGACACGGACGCATGATGGG